ACAGTGTGTACTGCGGCGCGGCGACTCCGGTCGTGGAGCTCCCTCCGAGCGTCGGCTCGTGAACGAACAGCACACCGGCCTTGAGATTGTGGGTGCTGCCGGCCAACGAAGACAGGAAGTTCAGGTCGTCTTTGAACTGATACTTCACCTGATTGGTGGTTTGAGGGGTGTTGATATTCTGTCCGCTGGTGGCCCCCGAGGGGTACGCGATGTATGGATTGTTGGAGTCGGCGGTGATCGCGTTGTCGAACTTGGTGTACTGGAACACGAATTCGTTGAGCGCTCCGCCGGACAGCTGCGCGGAATGACCTGCCAGGAACGAATAGTACTTGTTCGAAATCGTGCCGAGCGAGTCTGGCGCTGTCAGCGGGCTCGCGCCGTATTTCTGCGTGTTCTTCTGGTATCCGAAGCGCGCCTGCACGAACTGAGACCGCGAGAGATTGCCGGTCACTTTCGCGCCGACGAGGTGATCTCTGAAGGGCAGCGGCACGACCACTGCCGGGATTCCCTAACGAACTTCGACCTCGGTCGGCAGCAGATGGTTGATCATGTAGGTCCCGCGGTCACCGCCGCGATCGCGGGCCTGGGTGTTGCCGCGTGGATCGGTGGCGCGGGCGATGCGTGACGGTTCGTTGCGGCTGGTGGCACCCGATGATGGGACGGCGGTGGATGCGGCGCGGGCGGCGCGGATGGCGTGGTGGCGGGTGGTCGATCAGCCGCGGGTCGAGGCCCCCGCGATCTACTAGTAGTCAACGGTTGACTACCGGGTGTGTCACACTGGTGGGTGATGGGCCGGCTGGGCTTGGCATTGCGCTCGTTGCGCGGACAGCTGCTCACTGCCACTGACGGCCGCGACGTGTTGGTGAACACCCCGGACGGTTGGGAGGTCGAGCAGCCGTGGCTGTGGTGGACCGGGCCTGCCGGTTCGAACGGGACCGGTGGCCCGTGGGGGAACCCGATCCCGGGGGCGAATGCGTGGGCCGGGCTGGCGAACATCCCCGGTGTCGCCCGGGCCTCGAGCCTGATCGTCGACACGATCGCGACGTTGCCGTGGCACGTCTACCGCAACGGCATCGAAAAGTTGGCGACGCCGTCGTGGGTCGACGACCCGCAAGCGTTGCGGCTCGACGGCAGGGTGGTCGACACGTCGGCGATCCACGAGACCCGCCTCTCGGCGGTCGACATGTGGGGCCAGTGGATCCTCAGCGCCTTGTGGTTCGGTGACGGGTTCATCTTCGTTCCGTTCCGCGACGAAGCCGGCGCACCGAAACCGCCGCTGTACGTGTTCCATCCGGCCGACATCGAACTGGTCGACGGCGCCTACAAGCTGCGTGACGCCGACGACACGTTCGCGCCCGGTGAGATCCTCCATCTGCGCGGCCAGCAGCCGATCACCGGCGGCCGCGGCACCGGTGTCCTGTCGCGGTTCGCGTCCGATCTCGCGGTGATGACCTCGCTGCGCGACTACATGACCGGCGCGTTCGCCAGTGGTGTCCCCGCCGGCTACCTGAAAGTCAACTCGCCGAACCTGGACCCCGACAAAGCCCAGGAACTCAAGGACAAGTGGATGACCAATCACGGTGGCCGGCGCAGCATCGCGGTGTTGAACGCGACGACCGAGTTCCATCCGTTGACGTGGTCGCCGGTCGATGTCGGTGCCGCCGACTTCTCACGCATCAGTCTGAATCAGGTGGCGTTGATGTTCGGTCTGCCGGCGTACCTGTTGGGGGCGCCGACGGACTCGAACACGTACGCCAACGTCGAGTCGCGGATGACCGAGCTGTACGAGTTGACGCTGTTGCCGTGGATGCGCCGCATCGAAGACGTCCTCGACGCCCAACTCCCCAGGGGGACGGCGTTGCGGATCGAGATCGACGCCTTGTTGCGGGCCGACACAAAGACCCGATACGAGTCGTACCAGATCGCGTTGACCAACGGGTTCCTCACCGTCGATGAGGTCCGCGAGTTCGAACGGCGGCCGCCGCTGGCCGCGACAGGAGTGCTGTGATGAATCAGCTGGAGATGGAAATCCGCCGCATCGACGAGGGAGAGCGCACCGTGATCGGTGTCGTCGTCCCCTACGACGAGGTCAGCTATCGGACCGGTGACCCGGCCGGCGAAGTGGTCCGCCGCGGCGCGTTGAAACGGTCACTCCACCACCGGCAGGACAAGATCCCTCTGTTGCGCAACCATGATCGTGAACGCACACTCGGCTGGTCCCGGTCATTCACCGAAACCGACATCGGTGTCGAGGGAGTGTTCCGGGTCAACGACGGCCCACCCGGCGACGAGCTGCTCGACGAGTTGCGTCACGGCTACCTGCGCGGCATGTCGATCGGCTACCAGCCGGTGCGGGTCGGGCGTGGCGACGGCGGCGTCAAAGAGATCCTCGAGGGCCGCCTCGTCGAGGTGTCGATGGTCGGGATCCCCGCCTACGAAGGCGCGGCGATGCTCAGTGTCCGCAACGCCCAGGACATCGACGCCATCCTGGCCCCGTTCCTGGCTCGCCCGGAGGTCAACCTGACACCGATCCCTCCGGTGTGGCGCTAGCGACTGCTATTGTCCGCGTCGACAACAACTTCGCGGCCCGCCGGCCCGGAGCCACGACGACAAGCCACACGCTGATCACGTCCCGGCGGTCGTAGGCCACCACCCGAAACACCCGCTGAACACCAAGACGGCCTGAGTGCCGTCGTTCACGCATGAAGGGAACTCGGGATGATTACGTACCTCAAGCGGCTGATGGACGAGCGCGATTCGCTCACCCAGTCAGCTACCGCACTCGCCGAGCGGGCAGCCAGCGAAGACCGCGACCTCACCGACACCGAAAAGCAGTCGCTCGCCGGTTGGGAGCACCGCAACTCGGAGATCGACAAGCAGATCGTCGAGTACAACGCCCAAGCCGAATCGCAACGCGCCTACGCCGCGCTGCGTGTCAAGCTCGAGCAGCCGTCCGACACGATGCCGATCGTCGAGCGGCGCAATGCTGCACCGGCCACGTTCGGGCAGCAGTTCGTCGAGTCGGACCAGTTCCGCAGCTACAACGGCCGCGGCCAATCCGGTGTCGTCGAGATCGCCGACTACGTTCCCACGAACGAGCGTGCACTGGTGACCACCGCCGATCTGGCGATCCCCAATTTCGTGCTGCCCCCGCGGGTGCAGGACATCTCGATCCCACCGATGCTGCAAGTCGTCGACGTCGTCCGGGTCTCGGCCGGTGTCGTCGAATGGGTGGCCGTTTCCGGCGACCCGCAAGCGGTCGTGACCGCCGAAGGCGCGGCCAAGACCGAAGCGGTGCTGACGTTCACACCGACATCGGCGCCGCTCGACACGCTGGCTCACTGGGTGCAGATCACCCGCCAAGCGCTCGAGGACGCCACCTACATCCGCTCGGTGATCGAAGGCAAACTGCGCCGCGGTATCGCCCTGGCGATCTCCGACGCCATCAACGACGCCATCGTTGCGGCCACGCTGCCAACGGCGAGCGTCGCTGCCGGCGGCAAGCTCCTCGACGCGATCCGCGTCGGTATCGGCACCGTCCAGTCGAACGGCTACAACCCGAACGCCGTGGTCCTCAACCCGGCCGACTGGGCCGCGCTCGACATCGCCGTGATGGGCGGCACGCTCGGCGGGCCGACAGTCGGCTCCAACTTCTGGGGGCTGACGCCAGTCGCCTCGCGGTTCCAGACCGCCGGTATCGCCACCGTCGGCGACTTCAAAGCCGGTGTGGCGTGGTTCGACCGCAACGTGTCCAGCGTGTTCATGTCCGATTCGCATCAGGACTTGTTCATCAAGAACACGTTGGTGATCCTCGCCGAGACCCGCGGCAAAGCGGCAGTACCGGAGCCCCTCGCCTTGTGCGAATGCTCCGTGGCCCCGTAAGGAGCTGACATGCCGGCGACCGTCGCCAACCTGAAGATCTATCTCGGTGTCGATCCGGCATCGACGATCGATGAGCAGGCGATGACGTTCGCCGTCGATGCCGGGAACGATGCCGTCACGATGTGGCGGCCGGACCTGACCACAGATGACACCGGGGCGGTCCTGCCATCATGGCCGCCCCGGTGTGAGCAGGCTGCGCTCGTCCAGTCGGCGCGGCTATATGGACGGAGGGGATCGGTCCAGGGTGTTGCCGCATTCGCCGATCTCGGTGTGTCCCTCCTGCCGCGACTCGACCCGGAGGTGCGCAGCCTGCTCGAGTTGGGTGAATATCAGCCGCCGGTGATCGCATGACACCGGCCTACGACCGTGCCCTGGAGATCGTCGACAAGCTGAAAGCGAACAGCGTCCCGGCGACCGTCGACCCGAGGTCCGCGACACCGCCGTGCGTGCTGATCACACCGCCCAACGGTGCGATCGACATCGCCTGCGGGTTCACCGCCGAATGGTCGCTGATCGCACTGGCCCCCGGCGGCGGCAACGCCGACTCGTTCAAAGCCCTCGACAGTCTGCGCGATGCCGTCTGCCAGATCTTCCCGGTCGACCGGTTCGATCTCATCAGCTACTCGCTGTCTCCCGACAACCCGCCCTTCCCGGCGTACCGAATCCAGATGAAAGAAGGCGTGTAATGACCATCGTTGAATCCCGAGTGAAGGACGGGACACTCACGCTCGGCACCGCACCCGGCAGCGAATTCGGCTGTCAGGTCACGAACGTGCGGATCAATTCCAGCTACGACGACGACGGCGACGCGGTCGAAACGTTGTGCGGCGACCAGATCGCGCCGGGCCGCAAACTCGGCGGCCGCAGCCTCGCCGGGACCGTCATCCAAGACTTCGACGCGGCGACGAACTCGTTCATCGAATACTGCTGGGACAACGACCTCGATGTCGTCGACTTCAGCTACGTCCCGAACGCAACCGGGGCACCCACGATCACCGGGCAGTGCCGCATCGAGGTGCCCGGCGAAACCTACGGCGGCGACGTGAACACCCGCGTCACCTCCGACTTCGAGTTCGGCATCGTCGGAGCCATCACCCGCACACCGGCCCCGTAACCGTGGCCGACTTCGAGGGCACCGTCCGCATCGAAGGTCTCGACGAGCTTGTCCGCACGATGCGCCGAGCCGGCGACGACCTGTCGGATCTGAAAGACGCCAACACGCGCGCCGCCAACATCGTCGCGGCCCGTGCCGAGCAGCTCGCCCCGAAACGGACCGGTCGGCTCGCCGGCAACATCCGGCCAGCGAAACAGGCAGGCCGTGCACGAGTGATGGCAGGCAGCTCGTCGGTCCCCTACGCCGGGCCGATCCACTGGGGATGGCCTGCCCGGCACATCGCAGAAAACCCGTTCATGTCGAACGCCGCGGTCGAGACACAACCCGAATGGCTCGCGGCCTACACCGAAGACGTGCAGACCGCACTGGACAAAGTACGGGGAGCGTGAGCGATGGCCTGGCAACGGATGCGGGTGCAACTGAAAGGCGAAGCTGAACCAATCGAGGTGCAAACCAACGCCCGCGACTGGGCGGCGGTCGTCATCGACCCGAACGCACCGAAGGCGCTCGACATGACGTTCCGTGTTGCGCATGCCGCACTGAAACGGTGCGGCCATGAGGTGCCCCGCGACTACGACAGTTTCCTGGAGATTCTCGAATCGTTGCCGGAGACCATCGACGCCGATGACGACACGAGCGGCCTGGACCCTACCCCGCAGGATCGTTAGGGCATACCGCCGTGTGCCTAGCTATCCGCACCGGGGTGTCGCACGAGGTGTGGCTGGAAGACACCCGTGCGCTGGCAACCGCGGTCGAGGTCATCACCGACGCTGACCGCAAGTCCCGCACCCGAGGTCGCTGATGGCGTCGCCGGCGATCCTCAAGATCGACATCATCGCTGACGCCACGAAGGCCCTGAAGCAGATGGGCCTGGTCGAGACCAAGGCGTCGGGTGGTCTCGGGTTCACGAAGACGGCCAAGACGATCGCCGGGGCGGTCGGCACTGGTGCGGTCATCAAGTTCGGCAAGGACGCAGCCAACGCGGCCGCCTCCGACGCCGAGGCCGCGGCGGGGCTGGCGCGCACCTTGAAGAACGTCACCGGGGCGACCGACGATCAGGTTGCCGCCAACGAGGCCTGGATCTCCAACCTGTCGAAGTCCACCGCGATCGCTGACGACGATCTGCGCCCTGCGATGGACGCACTCGTGCGAAAATTCGGCAACACCGAAGACGCACAGAAGGCGCT